TGAATTGCACCTATAGTACACAAAATCCTTTTCTAAACATATAAGGCTTAACTAAACTTGTTTTAACTGGTTTAGACAGTTCCACTAACCTAATATATTCTCCTTTGTTTTGTATGCCTTTAAAAGAGTAATCCTTTTAGCTTAGGCTAATCAACCGAGCTTGTTTTTCTACAAGCCCCCACCTCTATAGGTGGTGGGTAGTTGACTATATTATAACATTATATATCAGTTTTGTCAAGTCCAGAAAGGAAAAAACCCATTCTAAATTTTCTTTATGCTATTATTAAATAATAGTGGTATCTACAAAAAAGAAGGTGCTATTATCCGCATAATTTCAGAACAATTAAAGAGTATTATTAATAAATTTCGTTTAATTGTCCAGGATACGAAAAATGTATCTGTTAAAAGTATAAACTCCAGCACAATAAAACTCGGTAATAACTATATTACTGATGGTTTTGCGACATCTCAACATAGCCATCCGTTTTTAAAAGTTACCGATACAGCATTTAACACTTATAAAATTGGGAATTATGATATTAACCATTTTTCTTTATTTGAACATTATCACTATATATATGTTAAAAACCCTTTGAATATTTTGAATTCAGTTAATAGTATGTACGACATAACTGCTAAAAATCTATCCCCTAAAACACATATGCATAATAATTACGTTTTAAAAAGCAAATTGATATTCAATCAAAGTAGAAGAATGTATGCTGACGGAGAATTTAGAAACCCAAGTAAAGAATTAGCAAGCGCTGAACATCTGCATCCTAACTTTATTGAACGTGAAGGAAAAAGCAAGTTCGCCGCTGGAATCAGGTATACAGAATACCAACAAGTTGGAACGACTATTACAGCAACAGGAAAAGTTAAATATCCTTCGGAAATTTCGCCTGTTAATCATTCACACGACAATATATATTTAACTAAAGAAATTGCAACTGGCATTTTTATGCCAAAAAGTTATTATATAAGTAGTGCAGAAGGTTTTATGATTGATAGTAGTAGATATAAGATCCGTATATTTCGATATATTCCTGAATCTAATTATGTGATGGCTACAGTACCTACGTTCCCAGCTGATTTTATGTCTACATCAGAATTCGAACAAAAATATTTAAACCGTACACCAGGAAGTGTATTTAAATATATGCAACCAGAATCGTTCGCATATGGAATTGATAGAAACACACTTAGAAGTTTTATGTCGTCTCAGTATCCCGAAGGTGATTTGAATCACAAAATGTATATAAGTTTATCTGAAATGTATAACCAACCGTTAATTCCGGGTAATGAGAGCTAGTTAGTCAACTACCCACCTCTTATAGAAGTGGGGGGTCTTATGCCTCAAAAAAGATAAAGAATTTTTCGAAGGAGGAATTTGGCACACTCGTAAATAAGAGTTTGTTGCCACACAACTATGATTGTTGAATTTAAAAACGAAATTAATACAATTAAAAATTTAAATTTAAACAGTTTTTTTAATTATGACATTACTGTTAGACAAGAATATATTAAAAGCGTACTTACCCACGAATACTTATACAATAATTTTCGCCCCTCATCCCCAACGTTTGTTGAGTATTATATTCAACTTTTCACGTTGAATTACGAATCTCCTCAAGAAAGTCATATTGTATATAATAAACAGGATTTTAAAAACAAAAGAAATATACCTTTATCTGCATGTTTGGGGTACTCTTACACAGAAACAAGAAAAATATTTAGATTGATGAATATTATTAGATTTTTATCCAACTCATCTAATTTGATACCAAACATCTCTCTAAATACTTTGTGGACGGAATTGTTTGAATACGTTCCGCCAGTTGAAGAACCAGAAGTTTATGAACCAACAAGTTTATATTCTTTATTAAACCTGTCGTTTGTGGAATTTAGGAATGCTATCAAAAACCAGTTCCCTCAACATGATGATTTGTTTGTGTTTGATAACGAACAAGTCACACCGCCTAATTTTCCTATTGAAGATATGTCGGTTTTAAGGCAAATCACGTTATCAGAACTTGCTTCTCATTATCAGTTTAGCGAAATTAAATCGTTTCTAAAATGCATTGTGTTTTTGAAATACCTAACGTTTTTTATCAGTTTTGATACAAACGATAATATTGAAGAATATATTGATAACTTTTTTGTTTCCACTCAAGTTGATTTTTACAATCAAATTTATCAAATTTTAGGGTTAACCATTCCTACTATATTAGGTTTTTCCGAAGAACAGCAAGATGAAGTAACCCAAATATTTGATGTAGTTATAACGTATAAATATTTATCTCGAACATTGAACCTTCCAGCAGGTACTTCATTAGACAGCTATTTAGCTTTTTTTAATACTTTGAATTTGGAAACGGAAGAACCACCTCCTTATTCAGAAAGCGAAATACAAAATTTTCTAAATCTAACTTTAGATGATCTGTATTCTCAGTATCAAGGCATACAAATTTTACATATAATACAAGCTGTAGCTTTTTACATAACTACAGGTGGCGGTGAAATAAGCGAGCCACCTCCCAACCCAGAACCAAAAGAAATTGACTATTCTGTAAGCGAATCGCCAACAAACAGTATTTTCAACAATATTTTGCTGGATAGTAACGTAAGAATAGATGGAGAATCGTTTAACGATGTATTTGGCGTTGGAGCATCAACAAAATTTTTAGTATGTTTTTTAAACAACGCAGCTTATAAAAAAATGTTAGAAGAAGGTCCAAAAACACTTGTGGAATATGAAAATTTCGGAGCAACAATCAAAGCACCCATATATAAAAATTTTGGTCTTGCTATAGATGATGTCGAAACCAACCCTGATTTAGGTGAGGTTGCTTTAAACCCACAACAATCGTTTGTATATAATTTTGCCACTTCTAACACAGCAACAAAAACATTCCCTAAAGATCCTTTAATATCAGAATTAGATAGTTGGCTTAGCGGTTTAACTGTACATCATACTAATATGTTCGCTAGTTCACAAACGGCACAATTCGCAAGTTTTGATAATGCGCAATTCAATAGAGAAAAAGAATATTTCAAAACCAAAATTAAAACACCTTCAGCAACATTTAAAGCTATGGATAGAAGAAAGTATTATTGGTACTATACTGTTCCGTCAAAACCCGATTTAGGAGAAACTGCAAACGTATTTGAGGCTATAACCGAATCAGTTGCATCGACTATAGATAATCTGTTAGGAAAAATTTTTGAACTGTTAATTATAGGATTACTGTTTTTAGACCATTTTTTATGCTGGACTTTTAATTATGTACAGTCGTTTGTGGATGAAATTATTATGGATATGTTAGCAACGTTCTATCCATTTTGTGTGTGGTTATTTTTCCAGATAAAAATCCCTATTTGGTACATTTTTGGTACTTACTGGATAACATTCACTATATTAAATTGGAAGTTCTATCCTTTCATGGGTATGTTACGCCCTGTTATTGCTACGTTTGTACATAGAAAACCTTTTGTACCTATTGCTAGGTTTATAACAAGCAATCCGATGGGTGGCAATATAGTCCTGTTGTCAAAAGAATTTACAACCAGATTCCACCAAAGTTGGAATAGGATATCTGGTATGCAGAAAGTGTACAAATCACCATATACTGTTTTAAATAAGGTCAAAATAGATAAAAACCAAGGAATAGATTTTGTATCGTGTGCGGCGCCAATGGCGTTTACTAATAGTGATTCGTTGTATAGAACTAGCGGTTATTGGGATTATAAGATTCCAGTAGCTCAGTTCTACCAAAGTTCGAAAATTACAAATCCATCAAACTCTGTTAGAACGATTTCTGGTAAACAGAATATAGATAGACGATATTTGGGATTTTCGGTTGAATCGGGTAAAGAAACTAGTGTCTGTAATTTTGGTATGCCGTTTACTATTATTTCTTTTGAGGAAAAGGATGGATAAACATGGAACTGCACGAAATAAAAAGGATTCTAAATAAAATAACGTTTAAAATACAGGTTTCTTTAAAACAAGTCGCTTCTTTGTTTTCTATTAATAGCGAAAAAATATTTGGAAAAGATGATAACGATGTCTTTTCACCTAAACTACATTCGCATAATTTTTTAAAGAAAAACACCTATGCGGAGTCAACCTTAAAACTTGGGGATTATCAGTGTTCTGATTTTTCATCCAGACATCATAACCACAGTCAGTATGTTAGCAATACTGAAAACATAAAACAAGACCAAAAAACAATCGGAAATTATACCTCAAAAAATTTATCGTTGTACAACCATAATCACGATAAATACGTTCTAAAATCTAAACTGCTGTTTAATAACGCAAGCAAACTGTATGACTACAGCAACAACGTTTTTCTTTCAGCAGTTTCTTCTTTTGCTGCCAATATTCATTCCCATTTTGATTATGTTCCGTATGGTTCTAAAACAAAATTTGCAAATGGATTAATCGCTACAAAATATAACATTAATAACGAAATATTAGAACCTTCTCAACAGATCTTAACACAACAATCAATATCTAAAAAAAATCATGACCATAACAATATCTATTTAACCAAAAGCCAAGTAACTGAAGTTTTTATGCCAAAAGATTTTAAAATTTCAGAATCAACAGGATACCAAGATAGCCAATCTAAATACAAGATACGTATATACAGATATATACCTAATCATTCAAAAAAAGAAACAGCTACAGTAGAAACGTTTGATACAAATCTTCTCACTTCCAAAGAGTTTGAAACACAATTCTTGGGTGTTAATGAAGGTGACGTGTTTGGGTACATGAATTTGAACGAATTTCATGGTGCATGGCGCAGAAACTATTTTGAGAACACTCAAATGAACTGGGCAAGTTTTCCAGGGGATTTAAATAAAAGAATTGGGTTAGATATAACCGATATGTTTTCACAAAAAAGTATTCCTGGCAATGATAATACAAACTCATTACTCAGTGGATTGATAAACAAATCAGGTACATTAGACGGAGTTAATTTAAACGATATATATGGTACTAACGGTTCGACTCAGTTCATCATATTGTTTGCTAATAACGCTACTCAAAAGAAGTTAAACGAAGTTGGTCCTAAACCAATAATAGAATTTACACCTGATGTTCAAACGGTTAACGTCGATATATTCCATTCTATGAAACAAGCATTTGATAACGCTGGAACTTCTCAAGGAAGTATAGAAACTAAAGGACCAAACTCTTTTTTGTATGGTGCTACGTCTAGAACTATGATACACGAAGAACCTGTTTCTACATTTAAGACCAAAACAAAAAGTTGGTTGGATTCAAAAGAAACCTCTGCCGGGTTCAGATTGTCTGCGCCACAATGTTCGAGACATCGTTCTACGTTTTATAACAAAATTGACAGTTGGTACAATTCGAGTAGCAATTTTCCCGGTGGGAAAGACAAAGTTCAACTTAAGGGGTTGAATAGAAACGAGTATTACTGGTACTATAATGTTCCTGCCAAACCAGATCTTGGTGAGAGCGCTAATATTTTTGAAACGATAACCGAAGTTGTTGGTATGGCAATACAAAATTTTGCAACTAAATTATACGAAATCTTTACTATATTACTGTTAGTAGTTGATTATTTCTTGTGTTTTGGTTTAAATTTCATTATGTCGTTAGTAGATGACTTGTTAAGAACTTTTTTAGATGCAATTACTTTTTTTCAAATTTATTGGGCTGTTAATATACTGAATTTAGCAACATTTGAAATAAATATAATGCCGGCTAAATTCCTATTTTCTTTGTACGATATGTTTTTGTTTAGAAAACCTTATGTACCTATTGCAAAGTTTGCATCTTCAAACCCCGTTGGGGGAAATATGATTTTGCTGTCAAAAGAGGTTTCTACGAGGTTTAGTACCGAGTGGAAAAGAATAATAGGTTATACTCCAATTATAAGGACACCTTATCAAATGTTGAATTCTATAAAAATTGGCAAACCTCATCAATCTAAATCATATACGTTTATTAATCCTAGTTCAAATTATTTCTTTTCTAAAGATTACGTTCAAGTTTTAAATTCTTGGAGAATACAAACTGGAACGCCAAGGTTTAAAAAGCCTCATTTGTTAAAAAACGGGAGACTATCATATGAACTCATACCTATACACACTGATCTTGATTGGAAATATTTGAACTTTTCAGTGCAAGATAGCGGAACAGAGTTTCAAGTGTTTAATTATGGAATGCCGTTTACTTTAGTATCGTTTGAGGAGGATATTTGATGCCTAATTTAATATACGATGAAGCTCAAAAAATTAAGTTGTTAAACTATATTTTAAAAGCCTCACAAGACACTGCTATTAACACTGCAGAAATTGTAAATATTATAAATTCGTTTAAGACAACAGAAATATTGTTACCGTCTGTTTCTAAGTTTCTAGTTCCATATTCGCAGTATACATATAAACTAATGAATGCAAAACTATCAGAATATGCTTTGAAAAATCATGAACATCCCGAATATATAGAAAAAGGCGAAGTTATTGACGGCGCATACCATTTAACTGACGGTACAACAGATTTTTCACCTTCTGATTTGGCTTTAGACGGACACACTCATGATTATGTAAAAGAAGATGACGTTATAACAGTAACAGAGAATTTATCTGGGCAACCGTACAATGCGTTTGCTAGAAAGGAACATGACCATCCTGAATATTATAAAAAAGACGATGTTGTCCCTTATGCGGTTGAAATAGATAACAAACGAGTCCAGGATTTTGCGTTTAAACAGCATAATCACGGTGCCGATTATTATCTGAAAGACGATGTTGTAGAAGACACAACGGCTCTAAAAGATGACAACGGTAATGTGTATACAGATTCCTACTTCAGCCCTAAAGAACATAACCATGATGATGTTTACTATACAAAAACTGAAACACTACAAAAATTTCTTACATTCGATGAACCTATTCCACTATCAGACTACATTAAGGTAGATGTGTATAACGTATACGCTTCTGGCAATATAGATCCCGGACGTCCAGAGGCTTATCTGAATTTGCAATATCCGTACAACAAAAACGGATTCAAAACAGGTTCGTCTATACAAGCTGGAACTAATTTAGTTAAATCAAATCAATTGGCAAAAGTGGTTAAACTTAACACTTCAATCAGCAGAGGACGATACGTACAATTCTCATTATCGTTAAATAACAGTCTTCTACCAGATGGTAAACATTTTGGGGAAATACTCGGAATTTTAGTGCAACAAAAACTTATAGGAATAAACGTTTCAAATGACGGTATTGCACCACCTAATTATGTGATGGTTGCCTGGGATGGATACAACATAAAGATCTATGCTTACGATTTTCCTCAAAGCTCTGCAGTTGATGTGGATTTGTTGATATTTGTAGCAGTTAATTAGTTAGAAAGTGTGGTGATTTCAATAATAAAAATATACGATACTGTACCTATTGATAAGTTAAATCCTGAAAAAATGTATAGTTTGATTTTAGTAAATAAAAGTTCTGGCAAACCTTATGCGGTTTGGCAATCTAATAACCTTGCGTTTCCTGAAACAGATGAGGAGACTGTTGTTGTAGCTGTTGATGCGCCTAAAAGAGAAGTTGAAACTCAATTAAGTTCTATGTTTTTCTATAAAACGGCATTCTATAAATCGTGGGAAAGATATCCAACTAAACTTACTGTATATGAAAATCAGTCAACACAATTATTTTTAAAAGCACCTGAACCAAAAAGTGTACCAGTGTATATTGAAATTGAAAGAGACGAATTGATAGAAACAAAATCCGATGAAAATGGCGAGGTTAAATATACTATAGAGTTTAATCAAATAAAAAAGTATGGTGACTATTTCAAAATACGTGTATACAACAACGAATGGGGACGCGCAACTACAACAGTTAGCGTAATACCTTTGTCGGAATTCAATTATAAACTTACAAATACTATGGATAACTCTTCGGTTGTCAAACTAGAAGAAGCTATAACCCAAATGTTAAGCAATCCAGATAATATTGATCAAACAGCTGTAATGGTTAAAAACCTTCTTAACGGATTTAAAAAACTTGGTCCTACAACCACTGCAACTAATCTATTTAGTGTGTTAGACCAGCTTGATAAAGACGTTAACTCTAATGAACTTTTAAAGCATATTCAATCATCTGTTCCGGAGATAGGAAAATTGTTATCTGAAGATAAGAATTTTATTGCTGAAATAGAAAAGATAGCTAAAGAAGAAGGCGCTGACAAAATAGATTATTCTACAATTTTAAATATTTTATATAAACTGTCAAAAAAGAAATAAGGAGAGGATAACAGTGGAATACGTAATGGTGATAGGAGAGAAACAGTATACAAAAAATTATATTGACCATTTTATTAAACAACAACCCAATTATGAACTGAACGGGAAACACGGCGAGATAGAATTTGAAATATCGCCAAGAACATTTATGTTAAAAGATAACAAAAAGTCACGCAGGTATAATCCTGGTTCTAAAAGTTATTTAGTACCTGTAATAGTTGTTCAAAAAACAAGATTGTCTACAGGAGATAAACTTGGTGAAGAATTTGTTATAGGAGTTGTAGATGCAGTATCAGGATTCAATATGCTGTTTATAATTGACGAGGATTTACAAGAGTATACATATTATGAAAATAAAGAACTTGCACAAAAAATTCTCACCAAAATCAATGGAGGTAATGGTGATGATGAGAAAATACGGAACGCTTGATACTAAATTAGAAAACGTATTAGCAGATGCGAAAAACAACGGAAAACTATCAGATGAACAATTTGGGAAGTATAAAGACATTCTTTTAGAATATGGGTTCATCGACCAAAAAGGGAATCTTACAGACTCAGCTTTTGAATATTTGGAATATCGACATGGACCCACAAGATAAAAAAATAGAATTATACCCTTCAGAATTTGCGCAAAAAATATTGAGATTTGAAAATCAAGAGTTTACTTTAGAAGGACGCGAGTTTTTTCGACCGTTCTTTGACTTTGAGTTTCCTAGATTTTTAGCGAAATGTGGCAGACAGGTAGGAAAATCCGTTACTCTAGGTGCTAAATATATAGTGGAAGCTACGTCAAAACCGTTTTTTAAAATATTGCATGTTACACCAACACTCAATCAAGTAAAAGTTTTTTCAACGCAAAAACTAAAACAGTTCATAGAATTTTCGCCTATAGTCAAAAAATATTATATGCAACCCAGAAAGTCTGTTGATAATGTATTCCAAAAAGATTTTTCGACAGGTTCACAAATTATTCTTAGAAGTGCTTATTTAACAGCAGACCATATAAGAGGAATATCTGCTGATTTAGTTGGACTAGACGAAATTCAAGATTTGATCACTGACCATATACCTGTTATATTAGAAACTTTAGCCGGTTCAAAATATAAATATCAGTTTTTTACTGGTACACCAAAAAAGTTTCAGAACCCTATTGAAGATACTTGGAATGAAAGTACAAAAACCGAGTACGTAATCAAATGCGAACATTGTGGAAAATGGAACATTATAGACGAAAACAATATAGGGTTAAAAGGACTGATATGCAACAATACGCAATGTGCTAAAAGTTTAGATGTACGAAACGGGGAATGGGCTAATATGGTAGATGACGCTTATTTTGTTGGTATTAGAGTACCGCAGGTATTATCCCCTACATCTGATTGGGAAGATATTTTGCATAAACAAAAAAGTTATTCTACATCAAAGTTTTATAACGAAGTGTTAGCCTTACCATATGATGATGCATCATCGCCTTTTTCCGAAGAAATGTTAAGAGTTGCCAGCGAAAACAGGGCTATGGATACATCTTACGATAACAAAACGTTTGTAGGAAAACCTATGTTTATGGGTGTTGATTGGTCAACATATTCTATGCAAGAAAACGGTTTAGAATCGTATACAGTGGTAACTATCGGTGGATTTGATGCGAAAAATATATTTAAAATTGTGTATTGGAAAAAATTTAAAGGTAAAGAATCTGAAATGACGTATATACTATCGTATCTTTTGCAACTGGTTAAAGCGTTTAGAGTGAAATTTGTCGGAGTAGATTGGGGAGTAGGCGCTGGCGGAATTAACGCACAGTTGAGAAAAAATTTGTTATCGACAAACTCTAACTTCGATCCTGTATTAGAGTTTTCTCTTAACGGAAACCTCAAAACATTAATAAAATGGGATGGCGTTGGGTATAAGTTTATTGTCAATAGAACTCAATCTATGACAAACATAATTTCAAGAATAAGAGAAGGCAGAATTAAGTTTCCTAGGTTTGAAGATTGGAAAGATGAAGCACAGGATTTTTTAAATGTTTACCAAGATTATAATGAAAAAAGGCGTGAAATATATTATTCACACGAAAAGAACAAACCTGATGATTCGTTTCACGCTTTAAACTTTTGTTACTTAGCAGCACTTATAGGTACACAGCAAATAGATCCATACGCAGCTAGAATTTCGCAAGACCCCGTTGCAGATGACCAAGGGTTTTGAACGCCAGTGTTATAATTTTGTTGAATATTCTTGACTTCGACGAGAAAGGAGGTCAACCATGTGGAAGATCTAAAAACTAGAATAGATATACTTGCAGCAGAAGCCGCTAATAAATGTCTAGAATCCGAAGATACTCAACCCGATATTATAATCGCACAAATTTCTATTGATAAAGGGATGAATAGAAATGAAATAAAAAGGTTAATAGAACGAACCAATCAGTTAATACAACTAAAAATGTTCGAGAAAAACCAGCTCGAATTTCCTATTATCAAATTAGAAAATGTTCTTCATTTTATACGGAACGGGTTTTCAGGAAATTCTATAGATGATATTCAAAGTGAATATGTGGTTCCGGATTTTATTAAAGATGACTGGATAATAGAAAATATTGATTGGGACGAAGTTGGTGGTGGCGAGCAAGAATCAAAAGAAGATGTTAAAAAACGAATTGTTTTCATCTTAAAACACCAAGGCAATTCTGATGGACAAGTCAATGAAACACCAAAGAGCATATACGCAGACTATCCCAAACAAGCGGCTGAACTTATAGAACATCTCAAAGTTGCTCAAAGTAATATGTACTCACAAAATTTAAATCAAAAACTCAAAGTACAAGAAATTGAAAATCTTACAAAACAAATTTTGCAAAAAATATCTCCAAAACAGTTGAAAGCCATTTTGTATGATTACATTGATAGACAAAATGACGATTTTGCTGTTAAATCTAAAGCAAAAAAGTTTCTTGACAAAATAATAGCAAAAGTTTCTAAAACAGCAATGCCTAAATTTGCTAGTGATACGCAGTTAGATACTAAAAATTTCGAGTATATAGCAAAAGGTCTCAGAAGTCAAGAAGATAAAGATAGGTTGTCTTATAAATTAGCTTTATCCGAAGAGTTAGAAAAACTCGGTGCCGAAAAACTTGCTTATGAATTACTTAAATATCCCAATTTACGGTACTATCAAGACAAGCTGTTAAATGACATTGAACAAACCAGCCTTGTTTTAATGCAAAAACACGCTATGCAAAAAACTGCCGAAGAATTAGACGTGCCTTCTATTGATGTTCGAGAAATGGTAAACAAAACATTTCAGACATTATCTGAATTTGAAAAATATGCTGAGATTCAGAATGACTTTTTTTATACGTTAAATGAACTAAACGAATTTATCAATTTCAACGATGAAGAGACACCCTTAGTTAAAGAGGCAGAAAAGGCTATTGTACAAGCCGTAGACACATTTCAAAAAAACGTCAAGAAGATTCCTATATACGCAGGGATAAAAGGCGCTGTATCGGGTGCAGGCGTTGCTGGTTTGCTGACTGGTGCTAAAAGCAACAAAGAATTAAAAAAAAGGTTAAAAGATCTAGAAATAATGTACGAACAAGGAAAAATCCCGTCGAAAGAAGAATACGAAAGAAAAAAGAAAGAAGCCAAACGTCAATATTCATTTGCAAGGCTGGGAAATTTAGGACTTGGTGCTACTATTGGTGGATTGCTGGCAGGGAGTTCGGCAGCTGTTAAAGCGGAACGGATGGTTAGAGATTTAAAGACTGGAACACTTCCGGGTAAAGACTTTAAGAAAGTTGTTGGATTATCGCCAGAAAAAGCTGCTACTAAAATTGAAGATGACGTTATGAAAGAAATCAGTAAGTTGCAAGGCGGGAAGGTATACGGTAGTGGAATAATCGGCGGAACGTTAGGCGCTATGCCTGGCGCATTTATACCTGATTATTACAAGAAAGACAAAAACGATATAACATAACAAAGGAGGATTCAAAATGTTAAAACACGAATTTGCGAAACTAGCAAATGATTTACCAACATATTTTGAAACAAGCGATAACGAGTTGAGAAAGACTGCGTCTGAAGTTAACTTGGAACTACTTAATGGTTCATATACAGCTAGAGATTTGTTGAAAATAGCTACTATGGACATAGTTATAGCTAATGATATTTTAAAAAGCTATAGAGACAATTTTGTTAAAGATGATATGGAAAAGAACGCTTCTTTTGCTAAAAGGGCATATGAAGAAACAGGATATCTAACAAAAGTTGCAGAGTTTTTATCTAAATGTTTAACTGATGATGAAAAACAAGAAGTACTTGTTTCACTAGATTTTATAGAAAAAAGAGCTGCTGACATAATGTTAGAACAAGGACTGTTCGGAGAAAAAAATAGAATTCGAACAATAGCTAACGAAGTTGGAACACCTTTAGATTTGATAAAAGAAGCAGCTTATGCATTAAAACTTGTTTCAGATAATATTAATTATTAATTTGAAAGGAGGGAGGCATAAGAACAACTTGTTGCCGGTGATATGTTAGTAGATGAATTTTTGAAAGTTGCGGCATCGTCAATTCAAAAAACAGATTTAAGTAAGTTATTTACAAAATCTGATTTGCCTCACCCCTCCGCTCTTGGAAAAAGTGTTAAAAAAAGCGATGTAGTTAAAGCATTAAAAAGTTCTAATGTTGCTGCTGATAAAATTAAATTTAAAACAGCTCCACCAAAGTTCAAGTGAAAGGAGCGGAATACGGATGCCTGACGTGAATAAACAAGAACAAGAACTAAGTATGGCAGACAGCTTTTCTAAACAACTACGGAATATTTCTAGTGGATTCTCTGATTTTGGTAGTGGTATAGAAAGTGTCTTAAGAATTTCAAGTGGTGTTAATAGACCTGTTATTTCAAGAAACGAAATAATGCGATTAGAAAGAATATTTTCTTTAAAATACCCACAATGGAACAGGGCAGAGTTACAAAAATATTTACTAACAATAGCTCAAATTGCACCTAAATTATTCAATTCTCCATATGCTATTGAAGAAATATTAAAAAAGGCTTTTAATTACGGCGGTTTAGAACCCGGAATGCTTTTACAATATGCAAATATGACTAGGGGTTTGTGATCTATCATGTGGAAAGATCTTACAGGTTTCTCTTTAACTAAAGAAGAAAACGCTTTTGTCATTGATGATGAATATATTCTAACAAAAACAGCGGGATTGAACACATTAACAGCGGAAATTGCTGAATTTGGGCAAAACTTAGAAAAACAGCCTAATACAAAATATATAGCTGTAATTGCGGTTTCTGCAGGAGAAACTTGGGGTGCTAACAAAAATGGAGATTATTTTCCACGAGAAGAACTTATAACTAATTACAAAACATTTGAATCGGGTCATTTTTTTGATCAACATGATAATAAAGACCCGAAAAAATCTTATGGTAAAGTTGTAAAAGCGTTTTGGAATAACCGCATGGATAGAGTAGAACTTGTAGTCGCAATAAATCTAAACGACCCTAAAGGTCAAAAGTTAATGGAAGATCTGGAGAAAGGAAATACTATAGATGTGTCAATGGGATGCGTTGTGCCTTTTGACGTATGTTCTATATGTGGAAATATAGCAACAAAACGTTCGGAATATTGTGAACATTTGAAATACAAAATGAATTCTATTCTCCCAGACGGCAGAAAGGTTTACGCTATAAACATAAAACCAAGATTCTTTGATATTTCTAGGGTTGGTAGAGGTGCAGATGTGACGGCTAAGATTTTCGCTAAAGTTGCATCTTATGAAGAAGGGAAAAATGCTGCTATACAAAAAGAGATTCCAGCAGAACATGTTAAAGAAGTCGAACCCGAAGATATAAAACGTTTTTTTGATATTATGTTTCTCAAAGACAACCCGATAGATGAAAAAGAATATAAAAGAATTTCTGCATATTCTCCCGAAGATGTAGTAAAAACATTTGCGTTATTGAAAATACCTTTAAGACCAAAAGAAATAAAGAGAATAGTCGGTCCTGGGATATATATAGTTACAAATTCTCCTGAAACTTTTTTCAGATATTTTGAGAATGGTAAGTTTAACCATGAGTTAGTCAGGTCAATGTTATCATTGATTAAACGGAGAAGTTTTTTGCCTTTCTTTTTACCGTTTCATATTCAACAAAGAGATTTGCATGAAATAGAATCAGATGATTTTAGAGATCCCGGATACATTGGATATGAAAAAATAGCCGAAAAATATAATAACGTAGAAATAAACGATATCATACAAATGCTCAACGAAGCTATGCTAGGTTTAACTAGAGATATTTTTACTAACTCAGGTAAAAACTTAAGGAAAATCGAAGAACAAATATACAGAGCAACAATGCAAAGACAAGATTATTTATACAACAAAGCATTAAATGATTTTGCTGCTGCTGTAAAACATCAACCATATTATGCAGCAGATCCCAATGAAAAACATTATAAAATGGTTTATAAAGCGGCATCAGAAAAAGGAATAAATATGTATAGTGATTATTTAACTAATTTTTTTATACAAAAACAAGGAGGTATGCTTAATGAAGTGGCTTACAAATGATGATTTTGAGAAATTAGCACAAGACGAATATTTTATCAAAGAAGCTTCACAAAAAACTGGTGGGTTGGTTAAAACAGCTGAAGATGCAGAATTATTCAGACAAGGACAAATCCTAGGTATGGGTATGAAAGATGGATTTAGAGGTGCTATTGTAAAGTTAGCAGATGAATTATCAGATGCCTTAATTGCTGATAATGTAGCTCCTGAAAATCCTGATCCAAACGTTGTTACACCAACACAAGTACCAACTGTTGATGTTGTAGATCCTGCTTTGGCTTTACAAGAGTTAAAGAATTTAGCTGACCAAATGTTACCTGGAGAATTTTATCAATTTATAGTTGAAAATGGTTTAGAACCAGTTATTGAAAATATACCTGAATTATCCACGAAATATTTGGAAGGACAAAGAATAATAGAAGGCGAAAGCGCTAGAATACGTGGCAAACAACAATCTATGGAAGCTATTGGCGTTCCTGCTGAATCAACCATGGGGAATCAAGCAATAGAAGAGTTAACAGCTCCAGAAATGCCTGAGAACTGAAAGGGGAGGTGACCCCTGTTGAACGGAGTAATAGGATATATACTTTTAAAAAACAATCTGATAAAGCAAGCGTCAGGAGAGACAAAAGTAGTTCGGGAAACTGCTGAGGCTGTTCAAAAATCTAAAAACAAAATCCTTGATAATCTTGTTAAAGCCACTCAAGTAGTGTCGGGAACCATGTCAACTATTGGTGCTGGTGTACTGTCTTATGCAGGATTACAAAGATTAAAAGAAAACAAAAGAATAGCTCAAAATCAACAAGAATTAAAAGAAATGCAATTGAGACTTTTAGAGAGGCAAGCAGCTTTAAAGGGTGATGATTCGGTTATACCACATCAATCAGTTCCGTTACCACAAAATGCGTATCCTGAAGCGGAGTTTAAAATTGCTGCTGAAAAAAGTCCTAAAGATGAATTTGACAATTTTCTTGATTCAATTTTGGGTCCGACAGAAGAAAACAATGAAATTGAAGAGTCTTTAAAACCAGCAGCCGATCCTAAAAAGGTAACCAAGCAATTAGACACCAACAAACGTACATCTCAACCAAACTTAAAACAACAAGAACAAGTAATTAAAAAAGCTTCCGAATTAGATAGAGAATCTATTATAACCGATGTTCTGGAAAAGAAAGCAACTCTGCAATGTTTACCGATTTCGGAAATAACCAAAGAGTATAAAAAGATGTCAGAACTATCCGATGAAGAACTTTTGAAGGAAGCCGAGAGATGGAATGAAGCGTTATTGAATAACGAATTAAACGTTGCTGAACCTTACAATGTTGGTGTTGATGGAGAAAAAACTTCTGCCCAATTGATGAACCAACTAATAGATTTAATTAAAACGGAGGTGTATTAAAGTGGCTAGATTCGAGCTTTTACAAAGCCTAACAGAAGTTAAACGAATAAGCAAACAAATAGATTCAAATATTGTTGACGACGAAATAAAAAAAGAAATGTTTCAACTAGGAACTCCAGTAGCTATTTTAAATGACGAATACAAACAAATTCCTTATGATGGATATGGGCTTGTATATTGGGTTATTTCTGACGTCAAAAGAGAAGCCCAAGTTTATGGTTCTGGAATAGCAAACGATGTTCTGGCTTCAAACGGGTTAACGGCATTTTATGGAAAGGCTAGAGTTATAACAGATAATTTCGTTGCTGATACTGGCACAGCGTATGCAGCTGGACAAGAATTATTTGCCGTTACTGAAGATAAACTCACAAAACTAAGTAATGTAGCTCCTACTCCAGCATCTGGAGGAGTAGTTAGGGCAGTTGCGTTGGTTGAAGAAGTTATAACTGAAGGTACCAGTGTAACAGCATTAAAAATAATGATATTATAATTTTTCTAAACTCCAGGAGGTGTATCTAATGTCAAATATGAAAATTGACGAGCTATTAGCTTCTATTGGCGGAGTTCAAAAGTTTAACAGAGTAATTTCAAACGTTTTTTTTGAAAAGAATGCCGCTGATGACAATATTGGAAAAACAATTATAGATTTAATAAAAACTGAATACAGGGAAGGACTATTTTTACCTCAAATTATAACACCTAGAACAATTACTCCAGCTTCTTTAGACCAAGACCCAGCAGGTAGAAGTTTAATGTTATATGTAGAAATTGAACCTGATCTAAGTGAGGAAGCTGTATTTGGTGATTTTCTTGCTGAAGCCGAAACTAAAAGAGTAGTTGGAGAAAAAATCCCTGTTTATTTTTACAAAGTTATTTCTCCTCAGATTGAATTTACTCAAGAGGAATTATGGGCTTATAAGTATCCGTTTACTGAAGTAATTAAAAACAGACTTACTTATAATTTTGAGAAAATCATAGAAAAGAAATTTATTCAAATGTGTAGAGCAGCTGTTGCAAGCACATCTCAAAAGGTCACAACTTCTTTAAGTGGAACTAATTTTTCATTTAAGAAAGCTATTATGGACGTTATTAATTTCCTGGATGTAGCTGACAAACCATTAAAGACCGACAAGCTTCTTATGTCTGTGAAACTATATAATGATTTAATTACTTTGCCTGCATCAGTATTAGGCGACGAATTAACTAAAGAAACATTTGTAAATGGATATAGCTACAATACAATTATGAACAGAAAGTTCACAACAACCAATAAGAAAGATATCGTACACCAAAACGAAGTATTTGCGTTTACTGAAGAAGATTATCTTGGAAAACTATTCTATCTACAAGAGGATTTAACTTTCTGGCATAAAGTAGAAAAGAATATTGCTATGTTCCAAATTTGGAGTAACTTAGGAATGAGCATAATCAATCCTAAAGCTGTTGCATTATTAGTAATGAATGATTAAAATCTCTCACATAAGTATCCCCTTTCCAGTTGTGGTAAGGGGTTACATTTTTAAAACATAAGGAGGGTAGTTGTTATCTTTGATATACGGATAACAAGCATAGTATGGCATTTTTTAAAGTGGTTAATGCAAAATTAAGAGTGTGGAGTAAAAACAGTATTTATGATGTTGGTGAGACTTTTAGAGCCGATTTGGTAACAGCCGAAGATGTTTTAAAAGACGAACTAGAGAAAGCTCTGAAAAATGGATATTTGGAAATCATTTCATTCACTGACGAGGAAGTATCTCAGGGCTATGAAAAATACTATACACAATTACAAAATGAAGGAATGAAAAAAGTTAAAGAAGAAAAAGAAGATGAAAAGAACTTTATAGAATCTTTAAAACCCACTAATAATCCAGTAGAAGACAACGCAAAATTCACAGCAGTAAAAGTTGAAGGGCTCAGAGGTAGAACTGCCGCTGGGATATAAGGAGGTTTGAGTTGTGATGAAAAAATATAAAGTGAAAAATCTTTCGGATTTTAATATACGCATAGTAGGTAGGTCAGCACTAATTAAACCTCGTGAAGAAATTATAGCTGAAACTGACGAGAACGTTGAGGAGCAATTAGTAGATAATCTAACCAAACTACAAAAATTAGGATATTTGACTTTTGAAAAAATAGAAGATAAAACAGTTGCCGTTGAACCCAAAAGAAAAAAAGAACCAGAACCTGTAATAAAAGAAGAAGTTGAACAAGCAGAAGAAGTTGGAGAACCAGAAATAAAGTTTTCCGAAAGAAACACAAAATCAGAACTAATAGAAATAGCCGAAAAAATAGGTCTAGAAATATCGCCTAAAGCTTCAAAAAAAGAGATATTAGAAGTGTTGGAGGAAAGTCTGGAAAACACTGATAATTAAAGGTTGGATTTGATATGGCTATTATAACGAATAGAAACAAAATACAAACTTATAATTACGCCTATATGCAAAATATCTTAAAAGCGGTTAATTTTATAGACCAAAACTTATTCTATGAAACTATATACGCTAAAAATTTTGCTGTAATGAAATCTGACGTTCCTTCAACAAGAACCGAACACTTGATAGCCATCAATTTTGGTGACTATACACTTGCTGGGATCTATAAATATTACATAGATTCGGTTAGACGAATTTCAGGAGATTATCCAGAATCCAACAAAATTTTAGAAGATGTATTTTTCACGGATTGCCAGTATATAGACTTAATAAAACTTACACTTGATGAGGTTAACTTAACTCCACCTATAACTAAAAAGATAACTATTAAAGAAGCGTATGGGAAAATTGATAATGTAATCATTTATGGTACACTTGCACACGCATATGCAAGATTGGCAGATATGGCTGGCAGAAACGTTATACCATGGCAAGGTGGAGAGTTGGCAATTAACTTAGATAAATCTCCACATTTCGATAAGTGGTTTGAGGTATATAATGCCAAATATACTCATTTTCTTTCAGAATACAAACGTCAAGCCAACATAGATAGCGGATGGGGATCTTATAGTGGTTGGGGATGGTTTTGGTGAAATACATAAAGGATTTTCAAGTCTGGACTGATCCGCTAGGATACATGTTAACGTGGCAGTATAACAGTGAATATCAATTGGATGCTGAACGTTGGGATGTGTGTGTGGAGCGTGCTCTAGATGTACCGGAAAATGTTACTAAGGTTATCGAACTACCTGATTTTGTAGAGTTTTATAGAGACATTCTGTACAAAGACGATTCCCATTATTTTAACAAAAGTTTCTGGTATACCCTCGTGTTAAAAGATAACAAAACTGGTGAAAAATATAAAACTGAACCGATATCTATTCTAGAACAAGAAGATTCTATCACTAAATCAATGCGAAAAGATTTAAAAATACAACTTGAAAAAGGCGGAGGTACACACGGATATTTGTTTAAAATGCGACGTGGTGGAAAGATATGTGAATGTTATAATCCGCTGTTAAAAAAAACTGGAAACCCAAATTGTACAAAATGTTATGGTACGGGATATTTAGGTGGATATTTGCCGGGAATAGAGTTTTACGGCACATATTTAATGCATTCTAATCAAACACTAAATAAGAAACCTATTCTAACAGAAAACAGCATTTCAGTACTGGCTAACCTAATAATCCCAGCGTATGAAGGAGACTTTTTGTATTTCGATATAAGAGATGTCTTGGTAAAAATATCAGCAAGCAAAATAGTGTCTCACGGTTCGTCAATCTTATATCAATCAATTCTAGGACAAACAGGTGAAAGGTATGATATTTTACGTAGATTCTTATCGGTTCACCTTGGACCGAATAGGCAAAGGGAACGAACTTATATACCTTTTAAAATGGGCTGATTCAAATTATACTTCGGCTAAAGTTGTTGCTAAAAATATTATGGATAACCTTAAATTGACTCTGCTAAAGGATCGTCGGTTATCAACAAGAGGAATAAAAAAATTTTTAGATAAAGTTGAAGTTAGACCAGAAGTAAATGGTGTGCGTATAGTGTCTGGAAACAAAATTTTTAATTTTTTAGAGGTCGGAACCAGACCTAGACAAATGACATATTTGTTAGGTAAAAGAGTGCCTATAAAAACAGAAAGTGGTGAAACAATAATAAGATATGTTTCTCAAGAATCTCTAGAACGTGGAGGATGGTGGAATCCCGGTATACAACCGAGATATTATATAAGGGATACTGTTGTCGAAAGTGTAGAGGAAGCTGTTTTAGAGGCTAGACAAAATTTGGGAGTGGTATTGCCATGGATTCAAGCAATGCAAAGGAACATAACAGCTCTTTTCATGAGGATGCTGCGTCAATTTTCTTAGACCATTTACATTATTTTATGAAAGAAATAATGGGATATAACGAAGAGGAATACGACCTTCGTTATGCTTTTAATTCTATCTCATTGAACAATTCGGGTAATAAACGAATAATTGTTATTATAGATATTACTGGTATAACAGACACTACAAACTATTTTCCTAACCATGATGGTGCAGTTACTTTTCGTTCAGGACCACACACCTTACTTCTATCATCCAACGCTATTATCAGTTTTATAACCGATGACGAAATAGAAGGTTATAGACTGGCAACTAATTATTTTTTGAACATAAAAAGGTATAAAACAAAACTCGAAAAATATTTTTTCAACGATATAGATCCTGTTGGGATTGGTTCTGCTATGTTGATTCAAGAACACGGAAATAAAGCAATGTATAACATACCGGTCCAAATAGATTTTACGTTTAATTACAAACTATTTTTTGAAAACAAAGAAGCTACATTTGATACTGTAAAAATCGTAAGTAAGTTTGCTGACAAAACCCAAAAATCCGAGTAAAAAATACAAAAATGTTAGAATTCAATTAAGAACAATTTAGGAGGTGCCTAAATGGCTTACAAAGCTCCGGGATTTAAAGTAAAACAACAATATGTGCGGCAAGAAAAACTTGCTGCTAATCCACCTGTTTTTCCAACAGGCGTAATAGGCGCTAGCAACATTATCGTTGAAGGACCAGACGCTGTTGTTAAAGATTACAACGGTAAGAGAATTACATACAGAACTAACGGCACACAACCATTGAGAATCGATTATCCTAAGAGAGATCCTATCTATGACGAAGTCGATTTAAGCTCTGTAAGAATATATCTAATACCAGCTAATACATCGATGAATATTGGAATAAGACATTTTTCAAGAGATTATATTCGCGGTTTTGCTGGAACTAAATTAGATGCTATAGATGTACCATACGTAGATATAACACAGGTAGTTAGAGACCTTTCATGGACTGATCCTGTATCTGGAGATACTATTAGTTCAGGTATAAGGGAAAATGAAATTTTGATTCCTGCGTTATTATTAGATGGTAATGGTAATTCACCTGTTCCACATAATTTAAGTGGAAGTACTACAAGTATCGTTATAAATACAGACGGAACTTCAGAAAATAACTTTGCTATAGTTGTTGAATATCAAGCAACAAAATCGCATACAATTAAAAAGACTCAGGAATTTTCATTGTTAATGGGGAATATGGATGTCGGACAAACAACATTTCAAACTAATGATTATCCAATACTATTTTCATCTGCTAATCCAACACAATATCTTAAAGTGTACGCTACATATGTTGATGACAGTGATTCTCAAAACCCAGTAGACGTTCAAGAAGATTTCGTGTATTATGATAATTTTGTAAACGATAAAGATTTTTCAGAATCTGGAGTAACCTCACCTGAGTATTGGGTTGATCCATACAAAGGCATAATATTTATAGAACCTACATATAACATGGTAGGTAAGACACTTCATATAGAATATAATACAAATAATCCTATTTATTCGTCATTACAGTATGTAGAAACAGTAGATGATATAGAAAGCAAATTCGGTGTTATACACCCACTTAATCCTATCGCTTTCGGAACATATTTAGCTGTCAAAGGATCAGAAAGAGGTGTATATGCCGTAGCGACAACTTGTTCAAATTCAACTTATTATGGTGCTTTTGATTTAGACGATGTAGTTGATATAGAAGAAAAGTTAGATATGTTAGCGGAACGTGGCGTATATTCATATGTTGTTCTGTCTAATTTTGCTATTCTGCCTATACTAGACTCTTTTGTTAAAAAGCGAGAAGAGAAGTTGGATTATGTCAAAACCGCTATAGGATTTTGTGGATTTGAAGATCTATCAGAAACTGGATTTTCTTCTGATAATAAAACGGTTATTGTAAATGATGCGTTGAGAAAGGTAAGCGGAATCAACGAAAAAAGAATAGATGTACTGTTTAATCCAGTACTAAAAACTAATTTTTATTCGTTTGAATACCCTGTACCGGGAGTATATGGTGCTGCATCTTTAATGGCACTAACTGGTAAGTTGATGAACGATTCTACTCCAATGTATCAATTAACTTATCAAAGTCTGCCATTGATATCAGGAATTTATTATCCGCTAAACAACAGGCTTTATTTTAGTCAAGACCAAATAACGACATTATCTGCAAACGGGTATATTGTTTTAGAACAAGGGATTTCTGGATACCCAACAATAGTCGATCAAGTTACTTCCGATACACTAGATGAAAAAGGAAGAGAACATTCAGTTGTAGCTTCTGTTGACTGGTCTTCTAAAGATATAAACAATTTGGTTCAAGAAAAAATAAAGAACACTCAGACATTAACCACATCAAAACTAACGTTGATAGTTGATATGATTAATGAAAGATTAAAGCAGCACGCCGCAATGGGGTTAATCAGCGATAATGTTCAAGTAGATAGTTTTGGTATAGATCCCGAAAATCCAAAGTTTGTATACTTGGAAATCAATTACTTCCCAGAACTCCCAATGAAAGGCGGTACTGTTATACTCAGAATTCAAACATTATAAAGGAGAGCCTCTCTCCTTTATGTTTCCTTTAAGGAGGTACAAAAATGGCTGAATGGCGACTAGATAAAAATGTAGAAAAAATGATTTCTGAAAAAGATGCAAGTTTATTGACTTCATACAGATTCGTGTTATATGTGTATAAAGACGGCGAACCTATTCCAATAGGTTTGGTACAAGATGTACAGATTCAAGAAGGTAGAATGAATCAACCAGTAGGTGAAATAGGAAGTTTACTAGCTAAAAATATTCCAGGACCATTTCAAGGGTTCTTAGCTATAAATAAAATCTTGGTGTTTCAAGAAAGTTTGATTTCTGCTACACACGATTTAGGTCCAAATGGAAGCAATTTAGAATTAGATTTATTACAAACTTTTGGTAGACATTCCGATTTCTTATTAGTAGCATTCGACCCAGACCAGCCAGATGAATTAAATACCGATTCTGGTGTAGGTGCAAATATTATCGGAAGAGCAAGAATAAACAAAGCAAAAATTCAAAACAAGAGTTTGTCGGCAATTGCAGGACAACCACAAGTAATAGAATCCGCTACTTTTCAATTTGTGGATATTGAAGATATTTAGGAGGTGGGTTGAGCTATGGCGGACTGGAATCCCACAACACAGTTTGTAAACGGTAACAAATATAAATCAAGCGATTTCGTTAAAGGTAATCATTTTTTATTTATGTTACCAGTCAAAAAACGATCTAATAATAATTCATATTATATAGTAGATGATTTTACGGAAGCTGACGAACTAATGCCGATTGGTATGGTTCAAGATTTAACACTCAGCCAGCAAAAAACTTTACAACGTTTCTTTGAAATTGGTTCTGATGTTTCTGCATTCGCAGAAAATAGGGTAATGGGAGATTTTGGTGTTTCTAAATTATTACTGAGTACAGGAAACATTTTAAAATATTTCGATTTTGTCAAAGGCACTCAAAACGGGTATCAAGTGTATAACGACTCTAAAATTCCTAATAGAAAAATAGTATTCAGTATTCTAAGAACTATATTCGCAAGAGAAGTATCGTTAGTAATTGCCTTATATAAAGAAGAAGGAACTTTATTCAATACGCCAGATGACTCACAAGACACTACAGCAGAATTAATTAAAAACGCTCCGAACAAAATTATTGCATTGCACGATACCTTACTGGATGGTTATTCATTAAGTATATCGGCAAACAACCCTATGGTAGCTGAAAATCTTCATTTCTCGTTTGTTAGATTAGAAGCCATCGGGGCGTAAGTGGGAGGAAAAACCGAATGTTTAATATTATAGGAGAAGTGTTCGACCACTATGACGATTCGTTGGAAAAAGTAGATTCAGTTTTGGTTGATAAAAAAAATATACCAATGTCAAGACCAGATAACGCACAACACGCTTTTGTGATTATTGATAATCAAAACAAAGAGCATGCAAAATACCCTTTAGATTCTAAGGAAAACACTGCTCTATCAATACAATATTTTGTCAAAACGTACGACAAATTACCTGTATCTTGTATGAAAAAAGTTGCTAAACGAATAAAACTAGCAGCTGATAAATTTGGTTTGGAAACACCTGCACTCATACAACAGTATGCGGATATGGAAAGTAATTATAATGGAGAGTTCCCGGTTATTTACTTTCTAAGTGATGAAGAACCAGCGGTATATGAAACAAATATGACAAAAACCGCTGCTAAACTCACAAGCCAACAACGTGAGAATTTACCAGACTCGGTGTTTGGGTTGGTAATTACAAAGAAAAACGGAGAAAAAATCAGAAAGTTTCCTATGCCAGACGAAAGTCATACACGATTTGCAATTAGTATGTTTGCTAGATCACATAAAGATTTGCCTGCAGAACAAAAAAGTATACTCGCAAAAAATATAAAACAGCAGGCAAAGAAATATGGTATAACAATTTCGCCGGATAATCCTTTAAACAAATATGCTTCGTTTAGTCAATATCCAAATAATTTAGATGAAATTATAAATGAACGAATCAAACTAGCTAAAGACAATACTGCAAAAAAAGGATATGAATTACTATATAAAGCGTCTGCAGAACTCTCACCAGAAGAGTTTGGACGAAGAATGTATACGCTTGATAAACTTGCGGCTGTTGACGATTATTATGCTTTAATAGGTACTCCTGAAGAAATTATGAATCCATCTGACAAGCAAGAAAAAATCGAAACAAAAGTACCGTCTTATGCTGAATTAGACGCGAATAAAGAGTTATTGTCAGATGTATTAGATGAAGAAACACTAGATGCTTTAATTGAAAATCCAAAAGCAGTTTGGGAAGAATTACCTGTAGAATTGCGCATAACAATTTGGCAAATTATCAGAGGTATTAACAAATGAGCGAATTATCAATTATAACTAGACCCAACTCAATTAATCCAGAAAAGATAGTGAATTTCTTAAAAGAATTTTTTAAAAAAAAGGGTGTTGAACTAGATATAATAAACACTTCTATAGATGTTTGGGACTATTATATTACTAAATTTTTAGGTGTTAGAATGTGCGAAAGCTTGAAAAATAAATTTCAAGCTTTCCGTACTTTATTAACCTCTAACTTATTCTTTGAGCAATGGCATGTGTTCCATAATGTAGCAAATTTTTTAGTCGATGGATTAGGCATGACAGATGTCCTCGAACCTTTAGAAGATTATGAATTAATGTGCACATTACATTTAGCTAGACAAAAAAGACCTACAGAATTTTTTAATGAAGAAGTAAAAACATATATTAAAATAACGTGGATCTATCAATTGGGTATGTTGCCATCTCACGAACTGTTAAAACATTACTCTATAGATATTCCTATGTCTCCAGAAAGACTGAGTATAGAAGAAAAATATGCTAAAATCAAAGATAGACCAGATATAGAAAAAGTTCTGAACAATGCTGGTTTTTCACCTTTAGAAGAAATACAATTGAAAAAGTTATACGTAATTGATAAGGCTATTAAAGAATTTGATGAATTTTCTATAGAAAGTACTTGGATGTAATTTTTTATTCGAAAGGAGAGAAGCGGCAAGTAATATTTTGAATATAATTTTCAAACTTTCTTGCTGCACCGTTTATGAACGTTTTAAGTGATGTAATACCTACAACAGATTATACTACTGTTAGAAAGAAAATATGGCAAGCGTTTGATCCGTTAAATTTTTATTTGCCTGACGATATACACATGATTATGAGATTATCTCTTTACTTTGTCATGACTAACGACATTGTGAATGGGATAATTACGAAAATGGCTGAATATCCAATTACTGAAATTGTTTATGATACTCCAGAAACAGAATTAAAAGAAAGATACGAAGAAATATTAGAACAAATGGGAATAAAAGAAAAATTGATTGAATATGGAATAAATTACAACACATACGGTAATATTTTTATTTCCATTTTACCACCTTTTAAAATTATTTTTATAAACGAAACTGATGAAGAAGAAATATTAACACCAAAATATGTAAAAGAAAAAGGTGGTCAAGAAGTTCCTAATTGGGAAATAACAAACAATAAACTTTATATATTATCTCCCAAATATAAAAGAAAATGTCCTGTAACCATAAAACAAATAATTATACAAAACTCAGATGATTTTAAATTAATCTTCTGGAATCCTCTGAATATTAAAATTGAATATAATGAATTCACCGATGAAAAGGTGTTTTACTATAAAATTGATCGCAAAGAAAAAACTAAAATAAAAAACGAGGTCGAATTTCTAAAACATACTCCTAAATGGATGTTAGAAGCAATACTCAACGACTATCAATATCTTAAACTGGATAAGAACAATGTTTTGCATGTCAAACATCCTAGCGTGACATCCTATTTTGGTGGTTGGGGATTACCTCCTTTACAACCTGTTATGAACCAGATTATATATCTAAACATATTAAGACGAGCGCAAGCTGCTATTGCAGAAGATCATATATTAACAAAGAGGTATTTAGCTCCACCGACTGAGTTGGTATTAGGAACTCAAGGACCAGCTGGAGTGTTAGGGACAATTAACTTAGCTCAATGGAAGAACAAAATGAGTGAGGCACTTGCTAAATGGGATCGTAACCCTAATTCTATTCAAACGTTCCCTTATCCTGTTATTGAAGGAAAAATCGGCGGGGATGGTCGAGCTTTAATGTTGTTTCAAGAAACCGATGCCATTATAAGTGAAATCATCGCTGGATTAGGTGTGCCTAGAGAATTCTTGTTTGGTGGTTTATCTTGGTCAGGTTCTTCTGTATCTTTGAGAATGTTAGAAAATCATTTTTTGAATTATAGAAGTGGGTTAACTAAAATATTCAAGTTTTTAGTTAAAAAGATATCCAAGATTTCCGGGTTACCGCCTATAGATCTTAAAATGCGAGATTTTAAGATGGCGGATGATTCTATAAGAAAAGACCTTTTAATCAACCTCGCAAATGCATCTAAGATATCAGACAGAACTTTACTTAATGAGTTTGGTATAAAATACGAAAACGAAATCGAAGCTCTTAAAGAAGAAACAAAACAAAAAGCTGAGATAGAATCTAACAATGCTAGATATCAGATGTTGCAGCAAGCGTTAACTCAAATGCAAGCACAGAATTTGCTAGCAGACGCACAAACGCCAGAAATAGAAAATCAAGAACTAGGTGAAATGGCTAATTACATAATGAAAGGTCAATTTGACAAAATCCCTGACACGCTTTTAAATCAATTAACAGGACAATACGCTAATTTAGCTATGAAAAATGTTATTATGAACGATCCACTATTAAGACAATTATTAGGGATAAGTCAACAGGTAAGCAAAGATAATAGTAACAATGATAATACTGGTAATATGGAACAAGAACAAGAAGAAAAACCGAAAGAATCTAATGCTAGTGGGCAAGTTCACAGAAGAAAAATGAACGAAGTAAAACCTTCTCGTGCCGAAACTAGCCCAATGTAAGGTGGTTGAAATGGATAAATCTAAACTTGCACAAGACCCTGCTACCGAGGCTATTTTAAAGGTATACGGGGAAGAAGAATTTATTGACAAAGAAACAAGCAAAGTATACAAATGTGAAGAGTTTAAAATAGCTGATCCTAGTCAAAAGGAACGTTATGAGTATATCATGAATCATCAAGACGAAAAAAAAGGGTTTGTGATTCTTGATAAAAAAATATTCACTTCAACATTAGGTGGAGTAACAATATTTTTGGAATATTATGAAGTAAAACCAAAAGACGAAAAAGTGAACGATTCTAAACAAAAGTCAAACGAAGTTAAAACAGAGATAGTAGAGAATACAAGTACAGATATAACAGAAAATATTGATGTTGTAGAAGATGATGATATAGTGGAAGATACTGTTAAATATAAAATGTTTGCTGAAGAAATTGATCCTATAGACCCACCGGAAGCAGAGATTTTGGTTGAAGAAGAAAACTTTGAAGAAAATATTAAGGAGGAAGAATAAATGGCTGAGTTTCTTGTGTATCTAATTGTTTTTGTAGCAGCGTTGGTTGCAGTGTATTTTGGAAGTAAAATTCCGCAAGATAAAAAGAAGAAGTTTGTTACTTTGGCTGATACAATAAAAATGGTCGCTCAAGATGTAGTAATTGCTGTTGAACAAATATCAGGAAGTGAAAATTTGACTTCGGAACAAAAAAAAGAAAAAGCCTTTTCAATGGCTGTTGATATACTTAAAAACCACGGAATCGATATAAGTGAAAGAGACGCCACATTATTAGATGCAGCTATAGAAGCATCGGTTTTTCTTTTAGACAAACAATTCGGAAAACAGAACTCCTAACAACAGAAGGCAAAGAAACAGGAGTATCCACCACGGTTTTCACACTTGATCCTGGTGAATCTGGAAAATTTAGAATAAACGTTGATTTGTTTGCGACTAATAAGTCGGTAGGTGGCGGGTTGTTTGTCCCGATGGATAGTAAAGATACTATCAGTATTGGTGGCGGAATACAAAAGAAGTATGATTATGAGAAGCCTAATTTATTTGCGGGAATAGAAATAAAGTTTTGAGAAATAAAGGAGACGACAAATCGTGTCTCCTTTATCATTTTCCTGCAAGAAGACTCCCACTTCTGTAAGTGGATGATGAATTGCAGTTATTTTTTAGGTATTCTAACGACTATAATAAGATGTTCCTCAGGACCAAACTCTGCATACATATCTCTGACCAAAGCCCATCTGTCGTTTTCAAACAAAATGCCTTCTAAAGCATCTAAAGTAATCTTATGAGTATTGTTAGGATCGACAAATCTTTTTCTTGATTTAAAAGTGTAATATAGGTCAACATAAAAGAACCGTTCTTCGTTAAAAATTTTCCATTTGTTTTGTTTAGCTTTTAATTTTGCTACCCATTGTAGATGTTCTTTGAAATCTTTTGCGGGTTTTGACATATACATTCCACGCCTGCCATTAATGTTCCCAGAACGTTTATACGCAGAATTAACTGAAATCGGTATTCTATCAATATCTATTCTTATTTCTTTTTCAAATTCCATTGGTGTTCGTCTCCTTTGGTTTGCTTAGAAAAGTGGAATGTTTAAGTTCACTTCTTTTTTTGTTTTTCTCTTCTTTGCTGGTTTATATGTGTTAAACATTTTTATTCCTTCCAACAAAAAGTCTGAAAAATTTTCTTCCCAGTTGTTATCGAATCTAAGTTTTTCTATAAAACAAAGTAAATCATCTATATGGCTCACTTTTCCATAAGGTCTAAAACTTGAACGTTTAAAATTAGATACTAGTGGCGCTTCGTTGAAATTAGATACTAGTATAGTTAAATTATACCCCGTTTCGTTTATGCGTTTGGGTATTAAATCCTTTGATTTAACAACTGTTGTACTAATTTCTTTAAAAAGATTTTTTGTTAACTCAAAAATAATAGTTTTATATTCTTCCATCGAAGAAAACGGGATCATGATACAATAACTAATATACTCTCCAAACTCGTGTATGACGATTTTTATTTCGTTTCGATTATCAGTAATATTTTTAAGTTTTAACAATTTGTGATTACCGTTTTTTAATTCCGGGAAAAAGTATGCTTCTGTTATTTTTTGTTGCCATTCAATGTAGGAATTAACATAATACATTGCTAACACCTGCCTGTCTAACGTCAGCATAGGACATGCAAATAAAAGCGCATTTTCTGAATAAACGGCTGCTAATTCTTGGACCAAACGTATTTAGAAATTGTTGTTTAAACTCTTCGTTTGAATCGCGAACGTTAGAACCTATGTTAGTTGTAATAATTGTGCCAGACATATTTTGATATCTAGTATCAACGATATCGTATAACACGTCCATAGCCCAATTATTGAGTAGATGCGCTCCTAAATCATCTAAAATCAATAAATCACTATGTTTCATATTCCATATTCGATTTTCATCTTTTAAAAAAGAAGGATCGTTGCTTAGAGTTTCGAAAGTTATATTTTCGAAAGAAGAAAAATATAATAGTTGCTTCATTATAGAAACTGCAAGATGTGTTTTACCGGTTCCGACATTACCGTATATAATCATATTAGCGTCTTTGGTTTTTGGATATTGACTAATAAACATCCGTGCTTGTGTTAAAGCTATTTTGGCAGAATCAGAAAACGATGTTTTAAAATTATCAAAACTCATACTCTTGATTAAAGGCGACATGTTTTTTTCTTTTTCTTTGATAACTTCTCGTTTTCTGGCAATAGGACATTGATAATAGTCATCCCCAATCCTGAACACTGTAATTTTACAATCATCAAAACATGAAAAGTTGGTTTGCTCCATATGTTTTATTGCTAATTCGTAGTTCTTTTTATTCAAATTAGGTTTGTCAGAAATAGACTTAACTATTTCCAACAACAACTTTTTTTGCACCGGTAACATCCTCCTCGTCTAATATTTTTATTGGTTTAGAAAACTCAAACCCTTTTATAAGAGCATATTCAACTAACGAGTTTAAAAGTTCAGGTGATTCTTCGACTACCTTTTCTACCAGTACCGTTCTTCCGTCATCAGCCATATACGGTAACATGAAAATAGGTACATCTAATCTAGTAGCTTTTTCCTCAGGAGTTTCTACTGATTTATCTTTTTTATTGAAGTTTTGTTTTATATAATTTGCTTTAAGACGCTCATTTTCTATTTCTAAAGGATTCCGTTGATCGTTGACATATTCACCTGACATAATTTTTCTAAAATTATTAATTTCGCATAACCATTCGAAATTAGGCAGCCACTTTTGATTAAAAAACTTGGATTTGTTTACCCTTTCAAAAACAGTTCTCCATTCTTCCAAATCATGATATTCTATCCATGTTCTTTGTATTGTTTTAATAGTTGAATAAGGTAACTCTCCATTTTTCTTATATACAACATTTAAGGTAGGGTTGATTTCTTTAAACATTTTTAATATTTTCTTATATGGTACATTAGGTATATCCGCTTCTTTTTTCTGTTTTTGAAATTCTTCCGTTTTCTTTCTTTTTATACTCAAATCAACCATTTTATTATAAAAAGTTGTTCCTGGGAACTTGCTCTTATAATATGACAACAACATTTTCCACAGTTTAATCCTTTTAGGGTCGTCTTGATCGTATGCACCATAATACTGTTTTTGCACTTGTTTTAAAGAAGCAGTTAGCAATTTTACAACCGCTTCTTCATCTAACCTTGCGTCTAACTTTATACAAATTTCAATCGATTTTTGCAATACTTTATAATGAACTTGAGTGAATGGTTCTTTTTCTTCAAACTGAAGTATAAAATCTCTGAAAGGCTTTTTTAGATTATCCCAAATTTCCGCACATGCTACTTCAAAAGACTCAAACGCCTTTTCTAACAAATGGCTATCCAATGATACAGGTTGGTTGTCTAAAACGTCTGCTTCGGGCTCTCTTGAGGTTTGCGGAAGAGGTTCTCCTTGTATTTCTTCAGTTGTGGGCAATATCTCGTAAGTAACCTTTAATTCATAATATTCTGGGCATATTTGTTTTAACAATTTCAGGTCTCTTCTCACTGTTTTTCTGGAAAGTCCTAAAGTTTTAGATATCGCCGTGACATTATATAAAACTTGCTGTGTTTGAGTCTCTAAAAAAACAAAAAGTTTAAATAAACTATTAGGGATTTTATCTTGTTGAAGAAGTTTTTGACTGATGGAAAGATCATACACTTTTACATTCCCCCTTCAATATCTGGAATATAATCTGTGAACAACATGAATTCTGGGATAAAGTTCAGACTATAAACACCTGTTGGTCCTTCTTTAAACTTAGCTTGAATAACCTCAGTTAAGCTTTGATATGCTTCTTGGCGCTTTTCATCTTTAGACTTATAATATTCATCTCTATACAACATCAGAATAATATCAGCATCTTGTTCGATAGATCCAGATTCTCGCAAATCTGACATTTTTGGACGTTTATCAGGACGTTTTTCAACCTCTCTACTCAATTGAGATAAAGCAACAATTGTGATATTAAATTCTTTGGCAATTAACTTCAATTCTCTGGAAATCGAGCTGACTTCTTCTTGTCTGTTTCCTGCTCGTTTGGAGGGCGTCAATAATTGTAGGTAGTCTATGAAGACATATCTTATTGCTTGCTCGTTTCTTTCATTGTATCTAATTAAATTATTTCTTATGGTATTAGGCGTGACAATACCAGAATCAACAAACACCAACGGCAAATCTGAAAAATGAAATATAAAATCATACATTCTGGTTTTTTCATCTGGTGTTAAGTTGCCTTCTGAAATCCTGCTGTTTGAAACTTGGCAGTTAATGATAACTAATCTTTTGGAAAGGTTTGTAGCTGAAGTTTCTAACGAAAAAAACATGGCGGGTTTCTTATTTTGTTTTACAGTTTTAAAAGCCATCTGAAGAGCTAATGCGGTCTTACCCATTGAAGGACGTCCGGCAATAATCCACATTTCCTGTTCTTTCAATCCGTAAGTCCATTTATCAATAGTTTTATAACCTGTACTATCGCCTGATAAAAATACTGCATCTGGATTTTCTTTTTTTATTTTCTCTTTTAGTTCGTACTCTTTCAATACTTCTGTAAAAGCATTAACTAAAGTATATGTACTTTCTAAATCTATTCCTCGATTACTCTCTACAAAAAGATTTCCTATTTCTTGTTTAATGGTTTCAAGATCATAAGATTCTGAAACTTCTGTATAAACTTTTTCTATTTGTTCAATTAATTGTCGAGCACGATAATTTTCCCATACATGGCGGGCAATAGTTTCAGCTTCATCTTCGCTTATATAAACGAAGTTATCGGTTAGTTCCGCAATTCTCGCAATGTCTACATTATTATATGCTAAAGCCCTCTTTATATCAATATCTTTATTTTTTTGAAATTCTTGAAGTAGAATCGTATATATTTGTTTAAATTCCGGGTTCTGCAGCATAGTGGGTGTGACAACTGATGAAATAACCGGCATATTAGCTTGCAAGTCATATAATAGAAGTGAGATGAGCCTTTCTTCATCAACGTAGTGACGATTTGAAAGCATAGCTTACGCTCCTTTCGTTTAAATTCGTTGGGGATAAATAAATAAATACGTAAAATTAATAATGTCGTTTTAATTATATCATGTTGTTTCTTTTTTTTCAAGCCTATACTAAAAAAATGGAGGTGCAAAATGTTTATAACTAATATCAGAAAAATTTTGCCCATAATACTTTTTGGTGAAGCATCTGTTTGTCCAGATGATGAAAAAAGAAAAATAGCTGGTGTGTTTATGAATATGTTAAACTATCCAATACATTTCTTTGATAATGATGGCGATGACGATAAAGATGGTTTGCCTGACCCAGATGATGTTGCTAAAAATTTTCATGCTTGGACTAAACCTAATATTCATCTTACCAACAATTATGATTTGAAAAAGTTTGGAACTTGTATTGAAATTTCGGAAGAATATATAACAAAATATTTAGAAGGACAACGTGTTTTTGATGATGGCATTGTTTTCTATATTACAAAAAAAAGGTTACAAGAACTAACCGAAAAAGGAAAAAATGTTAACGATATATTCACAAAATACTACGAAATAGTTGAAGTTGATATGCCGGCTAATTTTTTACATAGATTTTTTAAAATTGTAGGTGCAAGAAAAAATATTTCAAAATAAGAATGGAGGAATAAGAATGTTGACTCATAAGCAACTTGTAAGGAGATTAGCTCAGGGTGCTGGTGTAACTATAAAAGATACAGATGCGGTTCTTAAAGAATTACAAGAAGTGTTTTGGGACGAAATTTTAAAGAAAGGGGAATTTAGATTACGTAAAATAGGAAGATTCAAACTAATTGATATGCCTGGATTGGGAACTAGTAATTATCGGGTTGTTTTTAAAAAACCCATGTATCTATATATACATAAAGACGAAAAAGACAATCCTATTTTAGTTAACAGCAATGCTCCTTGGTTCAAAGAAACTAAAAAAAGAAAACAACTAGAAGAAGAACAAAAAAAAGAACAGTCAGGGGAACAGAAAAAGGAGATCAAATAATCGATCTCCTTGTTCACTCAAAATACCTAAAAAAACCGTTATCGGCTTTAATAGAAAAACCATCCGAGAATATCATTACTCTCGGATTTTTAAATTCGTATTTAATTATATTTATTAAATCATCGGTGCTTTGTGGTATTGCTTTTATTGTTCTACCTTTTATTATTATCTGGTTGTTATAAATCACTAGTCTCATTTCTTTATTTCTTTTTGTTACTTTTATATCGATTAGCATTTTTCTCACTCCTTTTTCTATCCATAGTGTTATATGCACTTTCACTTATATCTTGATATATAACTTCTAAAAATGTTTTGATTTTTTTTCTTGTGTATTTGGTAACGGTATTATTGTCGTTTGGTTCATTCGACTCTAACGTTAACCTAAACACAACATCTTCTTCCAAGATTTCATAAATTATTTGAATTTCTTCGAAAATATTTGAACCAATACAATTATATATAGAACCTGCTATTAACTTTTTTGCATCAACACTTATACTTTGCAAATACGGTTTAATATCTTTCCCAACTCCTAAATAATATTTTTTGTTGGGTACTTTTTTGCCGTGCATAGTTACTAGAATATAACCATGCTTTTTTGAATATATAAATTTATATACATCATATACACCTGTTTGTTTATTTTTAAACAAAAACGTGGCTTCCATTTATATCTTTCCTCCTTTTTTGGTTATTCTTAAGTGGGTAAAATTTCCCCACCTTCAAACGTTGTTTTTTAAACGCTTACACTTAATGGTGGGTAAAAAAGTACCACCTGTCAATTAATAAATAATAGTGGTGGGTAAAATTTCCCCACCTTCAAACGTTGTTTTTTAAACGCTTATACTTAGAGGTGGGTAAAAAAGTACCACCTATCAATTAATAAATAATGGCGGTGGGTAAAATTTCCCCACCTTTAAATGATGTCCTTTGAAACAATTGATGTTTTTAATTAAAAAAGGTTATTTATCTTAAAATTAAAGCTATTCAAAAACGTTAATGAAATATGACGTCCTACCCAAGAATTTATTAGGAATCAGTAGTACATAACCGCTTTAAAAAACTTACGGTAAAATCGATTACCTAAAAACTAGAACTGAACGTCTTTTTACTTACATAAACAAGTTCAGAATTTTTACCTCTTTTTAATTCTAATTCCTCCTGACGTCGGAATTAGACGTCCGCATTTCTGCGGACGGGGATTCCTTTTTTTGGAGGTCAAAAACTTTAAAACCTTAAAACCATTAAAAGTTTTAAGTAATTGACCTGAAAGTTAGGTATAATCTTAACTTTACCAATAAAATCCATATTCAAACTAGTTTCATTATATCTTCACTTAACATTAGTGAGCTAACTACGTTATTTTTTTCACAAATAAAAATAAGAAAAAAGATAAAAAATGAACCGGCGCGATTTTTATTTTAGCGTTTTTTAAAATTTAATCGAAAATTTGAAAATGAAAAAACTCAGCACTTAAAATGCTGCTTTTGATTTTAACTTATTAATTCTTGTTGTTATTTTCTATATAACAGGTATAAACTCAATCGGACCTTTTTTACGTTTTTTGCCTTGTTCAATGATAAACGTCTTTAAGAAAAGGCTCTTAATTCTACTATCAAAATATTCTCTTGGAGTGTTTAAAAAAGAATATAATTCTTTTATGTAATTTCTTCTACGAGTTTTTGATGGTAAGAACTTGTGTTTAGGATCTCTTGGTTGAGTTTTATACAAAAGCTTGTAATAATCAAAGGTAAGCTTCAAAATTTCCGAAGCTTTTTCTGAGCCAAAATGTTCATAAACATGTTTCGCTTTTATTTTTGTTATGCCTTTTGTTTTTGCTACTGTTTGTAATTTCCTAATTACCCAATAAGCATCATGGAAAGCTTTTTTGGGAGATTTTAAAACCTCATTAGAGATTTTATAAGCGAACGTTCTTTTACCATTTACTTTGATAACTTTGGTTCTATTTAATATCCCGGAAGCTGTTAAAACCATTAAAACAGATGAAGCAGTCGCATTGTTCATACCCAAATTTTGTTCCACGAATGTTTTTGTTAATATGAATGTTTTATAGCCTATTTTTTCCGAATATCTTTGTAAATCAACAGCTAAAATAAATACCTCATACAACCCATGAAATCTGGTTAGAGGAGATTTACTAAATTCATCGATTATATTCTGATATTTTTCAGAATCAATCTCAAAATAAGCATTTAAATGTTTCATAATAAGGTATGAAATATAAGCATATTCTTCTTTTTTGAGTTTCCTTAAAGTTTTTGTTTTTACAAAGTAGAAGAAATCTTGAATGGTTAACTTTGGAAGAGGCTTTTTGTTTACATCTAGAAATGGTTTTCTGTCGATGTTTACTAAATACCATTCGTTGTCTTTCTGTATTAACCGAACTGGTTTGTTTATAAAATCATTTTCTTCTTTAAATACAAAAATCCCATCTGGTACTTCATTTGCATGTTCAAGAAGCAGTGTTTTGAAATAAGTGTCATCTCTCCATATTTGATGCTTGTTCGTTATATAAGTGTTAATAGTAGCTACCTCCTTCTTTCTGTTGAATTATTATAAAAGCTTTATCATTTTTTGTGGCATAAGACCCCAACCTCTATAGGTTGGGGATGAATGCCATCCCCTCAGAGATGTTTAACCACTGCCCTCAGAGCATAGGACTTGTGGAGCATCCTATGGTGACTATATATTCCCATATAACGTAGCCCGATAGGGTTAATACCCC